ACAACGAGTATTTGCAGGAGAAGTGGGCACCTATCCTTGATTACCAAGGACTCGATAGCATCAAAGATGCACATCGTAGAAGTGTAACCGCTACCCTGCTAGAGAACCAAGAAAGAGAACTCCGTGAGCAATCCGAGTTCCTATACGAAGCTCCCGCTAACGGTATTGCCGCTGGCGCTGGATTTGGCGGAACTGCTGCTGGAGACAATGGAACTCCTACCGCTGGTTTCGACCCCGTCCTAATTTCCCTAATCCGCCGTTCTATGCCTAATCTAATGGCATATGACATCTGCGGTGTTCAACCCATGTCTGGTCCTACTGGACTTATCTTCGCGATGCGTTCACGTCGCGACAGTCAGACTGGAAGCGAGACCTTCTACGATGAAGTCGATTCCGCATTCTCTGGTCAGTCTGCAAGACTCGACAACACTGCTGGTTTCACTAACGGTGCTGTTGGTCTTGGTACGACTGCACAGAGTGGTAATAATCCTTCCATTCTAAATGGAACTCCCAATTACGGCACTCAGAATGACGATACCAACTATAACGTTGGTCAAGGTCTAAAGACAAGCGAAGCTGAAGCACTTGGTGATGGCACTGAAGGTGCTTTCAACCAGATGGCATTCAGCATCGAGAAGGTCACCGTTACTGCAAAGTCACGCGCCCTCAAAGCTGAGTACTCCTTAGAACTCGCACAAGACCTCCGCGCCATCCACGGTCTAAACGCCGAGGCTGAGTTAGCAAACATTCTCTCTACTGAGATTCTTGCTGAAATCAACCGCGAAGTTGTTCGTACCATCTACAAGACTGCTAAGCCTGGTGCTCAAGCAAACGTTGCTACCACTGGTACTTTCGACCTCGACGTTGACTCCAACGGTCGCTGGAGTGTTGAGAAGTTCAAGGGTCTGATCTTCCAGATCGAAAGAGATGCTAACGCAATCGCGCAGCAAACTCGTAGAGGGAAGGGCAACATGATCATCTGTTCTGCAGATGTCGCTTCCGCCCTAACTATGGCTGGTGTACTCGATTACACTCCTGCCCTTAACGCTAACCTTAACGTTGATGACACTGGCAATACCTTCGCTGGTGTTCTTGCTGGTAAGTATCGTGTATACATCGATCCTTATGCATCCAACGTTTCTTCTAATCAGTACTATGTTGCTGGTTATAAGGGTTCTTCACCTTATGACGCAGGTCTGTTCTATTGCCCCTACGTTCCTCTCCAAATGGTCCGTGCCGTTGGTCAGGACACCTTCCAACCCAAGATTGGATTCAAGACTCGTTACGGAATCGTCGCTAACCCCTTCGCTGGTGGTGAGAACGTTCATAACGGTAATCTCCTAGTTGATAACAACGTTTACTACAGAAGAGTCAAGGTTGCCAACCTCATGTGATATCGGTTCACATGCTTTCAAGACTCCCTTCGGGGGGTCTTTTTTTTATCTAAATATAACTATAGTCCAAGTGTTAAAAATGAAACCTACTCCTAAAGAATCAAAGAAAATTCATGAGAACTATGAAAAGGTTGTTGAGCACCTAATCGAAGAGAATTATACTGAAGATAGAGAAGGTGCAGATAACATCATTGCTGGTATGAGTGAAGAGTGGTTTAATTTAATTATCCTAAAATGAAATGAAAACATTCCATCAATTTTGTGAGGACGCAAATGTCCAAGAATTTTGGAATCCATTTGCACCAAAACCAACACCACCAAAACCAAAACCAAAACCTGCTAATACAAATGTTTTAGCGTATAAAAATTATAAACCTGGAGTATTAGATAAGAGCACTAATAAGTTTACTCCAAGGGAACATACTCCCGCAGAAGCAGAAAGATATGGATGGAAACCAGTAAAGACTAGTTCTTATGGTCCTGGAGATACAACCTCACAAGGTTATAACACGGGTGCAGACAGAGTTCAAAGAACTGCTGATGGCACTCCATTTACAGGTGAAACAACTGGTGTTGCAGTTCCATACAAATACAAATTAAAAGATGTTCCTAAAGGGACTTGGGCTGGAACACCATCTATTCCATTTGGAACCCAGTTGCAGTTTACTCAAAAACCAATGGGCACAAACACCAGAGTTACAAATGCAACTGTAAGAGACACTGGCAACTTTGGTGCTGCTGGAGAGGTAAATAAAAATACCAACTTTGATTTGATGAGAGCAACTGCAAGACAAGTTACTGGAAATTCAAATCTCACACCAACACAATACGGTAAGAGAACAATTTATCAAAGATTGAAATGACAGTAAAACCATTCACTAAACAATTAGATAACAGAAACTTTTTATCTCCTGTTGGATTTGAGTTTACTTTGGCAAAGTATCCAAAAGTTTCTTTCATGTCTAATTCTGCAAAAATACCGCAGATTACATTACAAACTGCTCAACAGAACACATATCTAAAAACACTTGATGTTCCTGGTGATCAGTTAACTTATAATGACTTTAGTTTTAGATTTTTAGTTGATGAGGATTTAGTAAACTATAGTACTATCCACAATTGGTTGACTGCATTAGGTTTTCCAGAAACTACACAACAGTATGCTGATCAGTATTTTGATAATGGAAAAAATGATATTAATAACTTCTTCAGCGACGGTACTCTGATTATTCTAAACAGCAATTATCGTGCAAAGGCACAAGTTAAATTTAAAGACTTGTTCCCAGTGTCCTTGACATCCCTCGATTTTACTGCTACAGACACAGATATAAACTACTTTACAGCAGAGGTCAGTTTCAAGTATACTGTGTATAATCTATTAGATATGCAAAACAAATCATTATGAATCTTGAGCAAATTCAGGAGATGTGGCAGAAAGATTCTGTCATTGATCCAGATAACCTACATGATGAGTCTTTAAAAATTCCTCAACTCCATTCTAAGTATTATACCTTATACAATACAATTACACTACTCCGAGAGAGAGCAAGAGAAACTCACAGTAGAGTGAAACTAGAGCGTTACAACTACTACACTGGAAAGGCGAATCCAGAGGTTTATGCCGAAGAACCATTTCCCTATAAGGTTAGAGATAAAGATGCCATACAGAGGCATATGGACGCCGATGAGAAACTCAATAAGATTGATATCAAGATTCGGTATTATGATGTGATGCTTCGTTTCCTTGAAGACATTATTAAGACCATCTCAAACAGAACTTTCCAAATTAAAAATGCTGTTGAGTGGCATAGGTTCCAAGCAGGTTTCAACTAATGGATGACGAACATCTTTACGAAAAAGACTTTGACGAAAATTTACCCTTTGTATCAATAGACATGGGTATTGAAGATGTGAGACAGATTCACGAATCAATAAGTCTCCATCTTCAAAATTGGGTATCGTGCCCAGATAAAAAAGAAAGATTAGAAGGTCTGAAAGACTTTTTAGAAAGATTGATGTTGGAATATACGTTTAAAGTTGGGGGATAAATATCCATAGGTGAAACTTATGGGTTATGTCTCATTTGATTATTTCTAAGAAAAACGAGGTATATCTTCAGGTAAAGGCAGAACCACATGTCTACTACGAGTTAGCAGACCAGTTTACCTTTGAAGTACCAGGTGCAAAATTTATGCCCCAGTATCGTAGTAGACACTGGGACGGAAAAATTCGTCTGTTTAACACGCAGACTGGTGAAATATATGTTGGATTGTTAGATAAACTCATACAGTTTTGTAAGAATCACGAATACACTTATGAGTTTGTAAACAATAAATTTTATGGACTTCCCTTTGAGACTAATGAGCAGATCTCAAGAGAAGGTGTTAAAGATTATATGACTGCTATTAGCAAGTACGCTCCAAGGGATTACCAAGTAGAGGGAGTTTACGACGCATTAAAACATAATAGAAGGTTGCTGATATCTCCAACTGCTTCGGGAAAGTCATTGATGATATACTCTGTTGTGAGATATTACGTTGAGAAAGGGCAAAATACTCTGATAGTCGTTCCGACGACTTCGCTTGTAGAACAGATGTATAAAGACTTTGCAGACTATGGTTGGGATGTAGGTTCATTTTGCCACAAGATCTATGCTGGACGAGAAAGAGAGACTGACTCGCAGGTGATTATCACCACCTGGCAGTCCATCTACAAACTCCCCCGCAAATATTTTTCAAGATTTAATGTGGTTGTTGGAGATGAGGCACACCAGTTTAAGTCTAAGTCTTTAATATCTATAATGTCAAAACTTGCAGATTGTAAGTATAGATTTGGTTTTACAGGAACTCTTGATGGAACTCAAACTCATAAATGGGTATTGGAGGGATTATTCGGACCATCATATAAAATCATCAGAACAGAAGAACTGATGAAGAAGGGGCATGTTGCAACGCTGGATATCAATGTTCTTCTACTAAAGCATCCTGCACATAAATTTGAAAACTTTGAAGAGGAAGTTCAGTATATCATAAATCATGAAAGACGTAATAAATTTATACGCAATCTTGCACTCGATTTGAAAGGAAATACACTCATTTTGTTTTCAAGAGTTGAAGGCCATGGACAACCATTATTCGATTTAATAAATAACGGTAGAGTGGACACTCGTCATGTCTTTTTTGTTCACGGTGGTATTGCTACCGAAGATCGAGAAAAAGTGAGAGAGATTACTGAAAAGGAAGACAACGCGATTATTGTCGCTTCATACGGAACATTCAGTACAGGAATTAACATTAAAAATCTCCACAATGTTATTTTTGCTTCTCCTTCAAAATCCAGAATTAGAAATCTGCAAAGTATTGGAAGAGTCCTCAGAAAAGGCAATAACAAAACAAAGGCAACTTTATATGATATCGCTGACGATATATCATACAAATCCAGGAAAAATTATACCCTTAATCATCTAATTGAAAGAATTAAAGTATATAATGAAGAAAATTTTAATTATGATATTGTAAACATACCTCTAAAAAACTAATATGGATGAAGAATTTTACGCAATCATTAAATTGGTATCAGGAGAAGAAATACTCTCACTAGTTCTTGTAGATGATTCTACCGATGATACCTTACTTGTTTTACAAAGTCCAATCATTATTAAAATGGTAGGACCAGCAAGTATTAGAGTAAAACCATGGATGGATCTTACTGAAGACGATATACACTTTGTTAGATTAGATAAAGTTATTACTATGACAGAAACTACTAATGAAAAACTAATTCAATTATATAATAATTATGTTAATGATGATGATACTAATGTGTCATCATCTATTGATGTGTATAAACCAGCAGGTGAAGTAAAAGTCTCTGAACAAAAAGGTTATATCTCTTCTGTTGACTCTGCTAGAGATATGCTTGAGAAGATCTTTAAAGGTATTAAAGAAAGCTAGATCTTATCTTTAACCGGGACAAACCTAGTCTACTGACGTTTGGATGTTTTGTCAAGTCCCCTTTAGAGTGTGCTATAATATCTTACATAGAAGAGCGTTAAAATTCAATGACTAGAAAAAAATCAGAACATTACGTAAACAACAAAGAATTTCTTGAAGCAATTATTAATTATAGAGCAAGAGTCTCAACACACTTTATTGAGAACTTTGGTAGAGAACCTACAAAAGAAGATAGATCAAAGCACTGGCCTGGAAAACCTCCAATTACAAATTATATTGGAGAATGTTTTCTAAAGATCGCAACTCATCTTTCATATAAACCGAACTTCGTCAATTATATGTTCCGTGAGGACATGATTTCTGATGGTATTGAGAATTGTGTTCAATACATTCACAACTTTGATCCTGAAAAGTCTAAGAATCCATTTGCATACTTTACTCAGATCATTCACTTTGCATTTCTCCGTAGAATTAACAAAGAGAAAAAACAGTTAGAAATCAAAACAAAAATTATCGAAAAAACTGGTTATGATGAAGTCATGATGGTTGACGATAGTCTATTGACAGGAAGTAAGTCTGATTATAATACTATCAAAGATAATATTAGTTACCGTTCTCAAAGTCGTTGAATGAAAGTAGCAATAATAACAGACACACACTACGGGTTCAAAAGAGGATCCAAATATGTTTGTGATTACTTTGAATCATTTTATAGGGATGTCTTTTTTCCAACTCTAGAGAAAGAAGGTATTACAACAGTTATTCATATGGGTGATGCCTTTGATAGTCGTAAAGG